AAGAAACAGCAAAATTTAGAGTCTTTGCACAAAGATTTATGTGGCGAAGATTTGTTGCTAATAAAAATCCTAAACCAAATGAACCCAAAGGTTCTTTCCATAGAACTTTAATGGCAGATAGTTTGTCTGCAGATTTAAAGGATAACATGGGTGGTTTTAACTGTGGAAAGCCGTCAGGTTATGTTAAAGACTTTAAGGCACTTCCTCAAAATATGCAAGACTTACTTAGACAAATAAGAAAAGTAAGAGTCTTGTTTGGGTATGCAACTTTAATTGATTCTGTTGATTCAGAAGGTAAACCTATTAAAGTAGATACTCAACCTGTAATATGGGAAATAGATAATCGAAATGCTGTAGCACATATGGGTGAAATATTGACTCAAATAGATAGAAAGCAAAGATTGCCTATTCAACATACTATAAGTCTAGTAACTGAAAAGAATGAATTGCCTAATGGCACCAGTTACTATACACCTAATGCTCTTGTTGATTTTAATAAGTCATTAGATATAACAGACACAGACCAATCTAACTTTAAAGACTTTATGGAGTATATTAAAAATTATAATGAATATATTAATACTCAATGGTCAGAAAAATCTGCAGATGCACAACCATCTAAAGATGATATGAAAGTTGTTGAGTCTTTTGTTGACATTGATGATACGGAAGTAGCATAATGCAACACCCTGCTGAACTGTCTTTACACTCCTATATGGATAAAGCCTTAAACGGTAAAGCATCTGTCGCACCCTCAACTCTAAAGCAAATCTCTAAAGACGTGGCTGATGCAGTGAAGAGACAGTTTGGTGGGGAAAAACGCGATAAGTTTAAATTACGTATGTCAAACGTAGGTAAGCCAACTTGTCAACTGTGGTTTGAAAAAAATAAACCTGAAACAGCTTTACCTTTTCCTAGTAATTTTTTAATGAATATGTTAATAGGAGATATAGTAGAAGCTATATTTAAAGGTTTATTAACAGAAGCAGGAGTTAAATATGAAAACTCTGATTCTGTAATACTTGAAGTAGATGATACTCAAATAACAGGTACATATGATTTAGTCATGGATGGTAAAGTTGATGATGTTAAATCAGCATCTGATTGGTCATACAAATATAAATTTGAATCTTTTGATTCGTTAAAAAGTGGTGATGCTTTTGGTTATATAGGACAATTAGCAGGTTATGCAAAAGCATCAGGTAAAAAACCTGGTGGTTGGTGGGTAATAAATAAGGCTAATGGTAAAATAAAATATATTTCAGCTGAAGGTATTGACATTAATAAAGAAGTATCATATATAGAGAATACTGTTAAAACATTAAAAGATAATAAATTTAAAAGATGTTTTAGTGTAGAAGATGAATTGTTCAGAGGGAAACCTACTGGAAATAAAGTCTTATGTAAAACTTGTGCATTTTGTAGCTATAGGTTTGAATGTTGGAAAACATTAGAAGAAAAACCTTCAATGGTATCAAAAGCAAAAGAACCTAAGATTATGCCGTATATCAAGCTAAAAGGAGAACTTATATGAAAGAATATAAATTAGATGATATGGAAGAAATGATTAAGGAAAAAGAAAAAGAACTCTTGGAACTTAAAAAAGAATATAGAGAACGTAGAACAGAGGGTTTACGTAATGCATTAGAGCAACGTAAAGAAGCTGAAAAATTAGTAAAAGAAGAAATGGAAGCCCTAGGCTATGGACATAGGTCCTCTTCAAATTATCCTTTTAAATTCTACTTTTAATGTCTGCGTATAGTGCTACTAGAATGGCACGTAAGAATGGGTATAGGAGTGGTTTAGAGGATAAAGTTGCTACTTATCTTATAAAACAAAACGTAAATTTCCTATATGAAAAAATTAAGATTGAGTGGGAAGACCTCGCATATCGCACCTATACCCCTGATTTTATTCTTAACAACGGAATAATAATAGAAACTAAAGGAAGGTTTATCGCATTAGATAGAAGAAAACATCTTGCTATCAAAAAACAACACCCTGATTTAGATATAAGATTTATCTTTACAAATAGTAAAAATAAGTTACGTAAAGGGGCTAAGTCTTCATACGGAGAATGGTGTATTAAATATGGCTTTAGGTACTTTGATAGAATAATACCTGAAGACTGGTTAAAAGAAAAGGGTAGTAAAAATTACCCTAAATTTATAAAGTATAAAAATAAAAAAATAAGGAGATAACATGCGAATAACTAATGAAGATTTCTATATACAGCTTGTACCTGATTTAGATAAGAATAAAAATTGGTTAGGTACATTACAAGTTAATATTGTTACATCAAATACAAATCCTGTAGATGATGATGGATACAATCAAATATTTCATTTATGTCAACTAATAGCTTCAGTTGTTCCATACATGGATGATAATCCTAATATTATACCTGAGTTAGAAAAGTATATGAAGATAGAACACGAACAAGCTTTACCTGAACTAAAAGTAGTTAGTAAAAAAGGTAATGTAATAAATTTAAACTTTAAATCTAAAACTAATGGGAGTGCTTAATGGCTGCATCAATAAAAGAAATGATAGACTTTGAAAAAGGTTTAGATGATATGGTTAATCATCCACCACACTATAATCAAAAAGGTATAGAGTGTATTGATGCTATAGAAGCTGCTACAGATAAAGGTTTTGAGTATTACTTGCAAGGTAATATAATTAAATACCTGTGGAGATATAGATATAAAAATGGCATAGAAGACTTAAAAAAAGCACAATGGTATCTAAATAAATTAGTAAGGATTAAAAATGGCAGTAAGGATTAAAGTATTAATGACTATTAATATTGATGAATCTGAGTACCCAATGCCAGTCGATGAAAGAGTTGACGAAGAAGTAGAAGATGCTTTAAAAGAGTATTTTCATGACATAGAAGGAATGAATGTTAAAAACATTAGAACAATTATGGAGAACGTATGAGTAAAAATGATATAGTTTTACCCACAGACTATCAAAACTTTATAGCATTATCTCGTTATGCTAGATGGATACCTGAAGAAAAAAGAAGAGAAACTTGGTCAGAGACTGTAGATAGATATTTAAATTATATGCAAGACCATTTAGTATCAAAACATAATTTTGATGAAGTTATATTTTATGAATTAAAAGATAAACTGCATAATGCTATTGTAAATTTAGATGTTATGCCATCTATGAGAGCTTTAATGACAGCAGGTAAAGCACTAGATAAGTGCAATGTAGCAGGATATAACTGTTCATATTTACCTGTAGATAGTCCAAGAGCATTTGATGAAACTATGTACGTACTTATGTGTGGTACTGGTGTAGGCTTTTCTGTAGAAAGAGAAAATGTAGATAAACTTCCTATTGTTAATGAACATTTTGAAGATAGCACTACAGTTATTAAAGTAGCAGATTCTCGTTCAGGTTGGGCAAGAGCATTGCGTGAGTTAATAGCTATGTTATATGTGGGACAAATCCCACAGTGGGATGTATCTGATGTAAGACCTGCAGGAGCTAGATTAAAAACATTTGGTGGCAGAGCATCAGGTCCTGCACCATTAGTAGATTTATTTGAATTTTGTATTGAGATATTTAAAAATGCAGCAGGTAGAAGACTCTACCCTATTGAATGTCACGATATAATGTGTAAGATTGGTGAAGTTGTTGTAGTCGGTGGGGTAAGACGTAGCGCACTTATCAGTCTTTCCAATCTTGGTGATGACCAAATGCGTCATGCCAAGTCTGGACAATGGTGGGAAACTGAAGGGCAACGTGCGCTAGCTAATAACAGCGTTGCCTATAAAGGTAAAATACAAATGGAAACTTTTATGAGAGAGTGGTTATCTCTTGTAGAAAGTAAATCAGGAGAACGTGGTATATTTAATCGTAAGTCTGCAAAAGAACAAGCAATGAGAAATGGTAGACGTAAAACTAATTACGAATTTGGCTGTAATCCGTGTAGTGAAATTATATTAAGACCATATCAATTCTGTAATTTATCTGAAGTAGTTATAAGAGCAGATGATACTCTTGAAACATTAAAAGAAAAAGTTAAAATAGCTACTATACTAGGCACATTTCAATCTACTCTTACAGATTTTAAATATTTACGTAAGGTATGGAAAGATAACACAGAAGAAGAAAGACTGTTAGGTGTATCTCTTACAGGAATTATGGACAGTAAATTATTAAATGATTACAACACTATATTTTTAGAAGATGGTCAACAAGTATTTGATGACAGTCGCATAGGTAATATATTAAAAGATTTAAAACAAACTGCTATTGATACAAATAAAGAGTATGCAAAAACTTTAGGTATACCTGAATCAACAGCTATTACTTGTGTAAAACCTAGTGGTACAGTTTCACAATTAGTAGACAGTGCTAGTGGTATTCATTCTAGACATAGTAAATATTATATACGCACTGTACGTGGAGATAACAAAGACCCACTAACAGAGTTTATGAAAGAAAGTGGCATACCGAATGAACCTGATGTAATGAAACCTGATAGCACAACAGTATTTAGTTTTCCAATGAAAGCACCTGACGGAGCTACAACTAGAAATGATTTATCAGCTATTGACCAGTTACGTATGTGGCAAGCTTTTCAAGAGCATTGGTGTGAACATAAACCATCTGTAGGAGCTTGGGTATATGAAAACTTTGATGACATATCAGGAATTAGTTTTTTACCACATAGTGACCATACTTATGCACAAGCACCTTATCAGGAAGTTAAAGAAAGCGAATATAAAGCACTTTTAGATAAAATGCCTGACATTGATTGGAATAACTTGACATCTTATGAAAAAGATGATACAACAGCAGGGGCAAAAGAGCTTGCCTGCACTGCAGGAGCTTGCGAGGTCGTAGACATAGGGAACACATAATTTAGGTATGTTACCCTTCGGAGGGTATGTTATACCCCTCTGAGGGTCTTTATATCAAGACTTTTTTTAAACATTAACAACTTTGGAGCATTTTATGCAACATTTAGAACCTAGTAAGAAAAATCAAAAGAAATTTGACATAGACTTACAATATGGTAAATTAAGAGAAAAAAAGATAGCAGAGATGCTAGAAAATAAAAAGATAGAGGTAAAAAGTGAAAGAGACTTATGGCAAAAAACAGGCAATATCGCGATTGAATACGAGTCTTATGGAAAACCT